GGAAGAGAAGTTGCTTTGCATAGGAATCGACTGATTAGGCACATCCCCAAGTACTGGGACATTCATTCCACCTAATATATCTGTAGGTGATGTAGATATTCCTTTATACATTATTACTCTCCTTTATTGAAGTATGAAGTAAGTTTCATTATATTTTTCTTAACGGCATCTTCACCGATATCGTGAACTAATTTTTTATAGCCTAAAGTATTTTTAACATCCTTCATACTAATGTTAAATTTGTTAGAAAAAAGACGATCAAGTGTAGGATTATGATCGTCTCTATGCATATTTAATTTGCGTATATGCTGTTCATATTCATCCGGATCAGTTACTTCTGTAACTGTATTCGGTTGGTTTTGAGACTCAGATTTACATAGAAGATCTATAACTAATTCTGAAGACAACATTTTATATTCTTCACTGGTATCTAATACAAAATCTGCATTAGTATACTTACTATTCATAAGAAGAATAAGAGGACTAAGTGTAACATTTTTATACTGGTCATGGGCAATAGTTGGTGTTTTATACTCATCAGTATACTGCATTTCGTATATGTCACATTCATCTCTTAATTCAAAGAAGTTTTCCATAAGAGCTGGGCACGACACATCATATACTTCTATTTTAGTTATAGGTTGGCCTGTAGTGTCATACTTATAGTTTCCTATAGCGGTTTGTTCAACATTTATAATCAGCTTCTCAAATAAGTTGTGAAGTCTATAATCTCCTCTATCTTCTATATGAGAAGCAACATCTGGTTCTGTCCACACTAGTAATCATCACCTCTTTCTAAATATTTCTCTATATTTGTTCGACATTAAAATCTAGAATTACTCTTTCATATCCATTGGATCCAGTTAAAGTTGTTTTATTAGTATTTGTTAAATCAATATTATCCTTTGAAGATAAGCAGTTTCTGACTATAACATTAAAAATATAATAGAACAATCTAGTGATTTTAGTATCCTTATTATCGTCTTTCCAACTAATCATAAATGCTTTTTTTATATTATGAATATTATTATTTAAAAGAATCTCTATATTCTCTAAAAAAGCATCTTCTTTAATCATCTTTTTAAGATACGCATAATATGCTTTAGGAAAAGAGTTTAATTCGTAATTATAAAACTGTATTGAAAATCCTTCTGTATCATTACAAAACACATGAGCTAGTCTTTGATATCCTGTAATACTAGCTGTAGGATCTTTAAAATCAACACCCATAATATCAAAGTAATCAGGTCCAGGTTTAAGCATAATTACACCATTATTATAATACTTCAATTTCATATAAAAAATCCTCCTCAGAATGTGGTTTATTCTGAGAAGGATTATATCATAAATTTGTTACTTAATCAAGCAATAATACTTCCCATGTCCTTTATGAACAGGAACTAAAACTTTACCAATATGTGAACCATTGCACATAGATGGATTTATAGCTTTGAAACATCCATCCTTACCTGAAATAAGAAGTGCTCCAGAGTAAATATCTGTATCTGAATAAACCTTAACATCTTTTATTTGACCAACTACAGCAACTGGTATCTTATGATTTTCTTCAAATTCTTTCTTGAAATCAGTAGTACCACCAAGTATATAAGCTGGTTTATATGAAACACATCCAATTACAGAAGTGTCAGCTTCCATATCTGATAAAACTGCTTTACCATTCTTAACACAAATGCAAGCACCCTGTTCTGGCATTTCAGTCATATCAGTAATAAAGTATTCAGCAATATCTGACCATATAGCGCCAGTAACACCATCAGCACTAATATCGCTAATTATATTACTACCAGTCTCGTCACTAAGTCCAGGTTTAACTATCTGCATTCTATTGTAAGTTAATTCAACTTCAACTGTACCAGCCGAAGCAGTAACTTTTAAACCTCTTCCTTCTTCATCATTAGAATCAGATAAATTAAGATATGGATTAGGCATATACACATCCAAATAATCTTCAATTCTGTTATATTTAGGATCTGACGGATCAACAATGTATTTCTTTACAAAGAAATCTCTATGTTGATCATTATGATTTGCAATTTGGTTATCAACATAATCTTTATTAACAACAAGATTTCCATCTGCATTATCCCATCCCTTTGCAGGAGGGTTAATTTTTAATCCATCAGCTATATTATCTCCGTCAATTCTCAAATATGTCTTATTAGCCCAAACTGGAGTATTTTCTTGTTTGGTTCTCCAATCTGTAAAATAGGCTGGATCACTTAACCAATCTCTTAATCTACCTGTAGTAAGAGAAGTCCACTCATTAGTATAAAGACTATACAGCCTTAATTGATTAGTGGGATTCCAATTTTCAGCTCTGATTACTTTAAGATATGCTATAGGAACTGGTTTAATTGCTCTATAGGTATACTCTAAAACAATGTAAAGTTCTTTTGAATTGGTTGGTAGTTCACTAACTTCTAATGTCGCAGCAGATGTGGTTTCAATAACCATGTATTGAACAAATGCTGTGCCTTTTTCAATATCGACAAGAATTTGATTACCTTCTACATAAAAAGTTGTATCAAATCCATCCACATACATCTTACTAGTACCAAAAGTTTTAAGTAACTTATTATGGTTTTCTGAAGTTACTGGTGAATGCGGATCGATATTTCTAGTCTGTATAGAACCAAAATCAGTTGTAATAACTGCCATATATATTCACCTCTTTTAAAACATGAAGAACCATTCTAAGGTTAACTTCTGGTATATACTTTTAGGAAAGGTTGGGAATGTAACATGTGAAAACATTAAGAAATTTTCGTTAGTATACTCTAATACTTCTCCAACAAACATTCCAGCTTCATTGATGTATTTATCAACCATATCTTGATAATCTAAAGTCATAGTGAGTTTAGCTGTAAGATCATTAGGAAAGCTAATTGAATCTACCATCTTATAAAGATGATTTGTAGAACTATACTGAGCACCTTCCTGTGAAAACTCTTCTGGGTAGAATAAGCTGGTATCATCATCGGTAGGCCAGATTGGGATAAATGGGGCATCCACTGAAGCCCCACCTGAACCAATACCAAACCAGCCAGGTAACCAAGTATGAGCATTACTATCCTGTGTAATTGGCATATTAAACATTCTTTGCATCAGCCATCTTCTTCCAGAAATAACAATATGATTATCTGTATCTACTATAATTTTTTTAGTATCAAAATCAGTTATTCTGATATGACCTTTTAAGTTTATTTTATCACTAAACAAATCTATTCTCACCTTTCTTTATATCAAATTTTCTTCCTGCTAGTATACTCTATTTCTGGAAGAATAGCTTTTGTATGAGCAGGGATAAATAAGAAAAACTTTATAAAGTTAAAGTTCTTCTTTGGCATTTCTAAATTAGTTAAGAAAGTACTATTATCACTTAAATTTCTAAATGGAGACACGTCTATCTCATGTCCATTTGTAAATGTTATCTTTCTATGCAAAACATTAGGAGGCTCTATTCTGTTAAATATATCCGATATAACAGGAAGTTCTATTAAGTTCCATTTGAATGTTTTATCAGTTTCTTTAGTATAGACCCACATATGATTCATATCATTAGTAAAGATACCTATCTTACTACCAGTAATATCAATATCGTAATCTTTATGCTTAAAGTTAATATCCGTTACTCTATAAATATCCTTATCGGTATATGAATCAGTAATAATACAAAGATCTCTATCAGAAATGTTTTCAACATACTGGTTTATCCAATCATATTCTATCATATCTTCAATACTAGGATGGGTTTCTGCTAATGCATATCTTAACGGAAAATCTCCCTCTTTTATCATACCATTCGATATCATAAGAGCGTACTGCTCTTTACTAGTTCCAAATCTAATTAAATCTTCATATACTTTATAGTTTTCAGGATCTAATGGATCTTTAGGAACCCATTTATGACTATACTTTTCGTATAAAGAAGATGGATACAAACTAAATGGAATATTATCTAAATTTGGTTTAGAGCTTCTGATAGTTTTATCAGAAGTAATAGTTATATCTTCATAAATGTCATTCTGACGTAATTTGTTATCAGTATATAATAACTCGTCATCAATTCTATGATAGTAGTTTTCTTTATCTTCTATTCTTTGAATTATACCAGATTCTTCAGTATCTTCATAATAATGAATTCCGTCCCAAGGTTCATCATCTTCAGAATCGGTTGGTTTTCCACCTACCCAAAACTCATCCCAAATTTTATCAAGCTTATCATATTCATCAGGTCTATAGTCATAAGGATTATCAAATCTCCATCTAACCACATCGCTATAGATTTGAACTGTTGGATCCAATCTAAGTATATCTCCAACCGCTACACTTTCTTCTAAACCACCACCAAACCTCATTATAGGAGCTTTATCTATAAGTCTAGCATGATATGGTTTAACATAGTTAGTAATTAATTTAACATATGACGAATACAGATTAGCTAAAGTACCTAAAAGTTTTATAGGAAAGGTTTGCTTTGTATACTGATAAACAATCTGTTCAAAAGAAGTTAAGAAAGTTAAATAGAACTGATTAGCTTGTATAACAGAGCTGTTCATATTTAATAAGCCATCTTTATATGATTCATCTTCAGGTAATGCATCATACATTTTAGCTACAGGTCTATTATCAAATAAGAATCTTAACTTGGTTGGTACTGAAACATTCTTAGCTTCATTAGCAGCTAAATCCCATAGCTCTTTCAGTTTATTTGTTATAAACTCATAAAAATCAGGATCTAGGGTTTTTAAGGCATCAGAGATATTTTTTATATATCCAGCATCATCTAATTGTATTGATTCATCAATAAAAACATTATGCCTATAAGTATAATCTCTATAAAATAATTTCTTAAAAGCAGTTTTTCTACTAAATTTATCTTTATAAGAAGATGCCGAAGCATTTAATTGAGTATAAATAGTTAAAGCCTTTGGAATATCTATTGTTGGGTTAGTAACTGGTCTGTTCCACCCAATGATACCATCGCCCCATAATAGGTTCCAGTACATATCTTTAGGATATCCATAAAAGCTATCTACACTTCCATAAATACTACTAAACACATAGTAATAACCAAAAACTAATGCCTTAAAACTAACTCTTTCTCCATATCCATCTATAGCATAAATCTTGGTTTCTTTACCAGAGTTTTCTAAATTTTCATTGTATTGTCTTAAGATATCCATAGCAATGGCTATCTTATTCATAACATCTTGATCTACTAACGAACTAATAGTAAAGTAAGATGTTTGTACAGGTAGTGAATTAAACAGATAGATTCACCTCCCTCTTATTTTAAGTTGTATATATATACTGGCGTTGGAGCAGCGAAAGGATTAAGACACTGCGCCGGGTTAGATCCCAGAGCCCTGAAATCTGGGAGAAAGGAGACTGATATGAAAATCAGCTTCGCAACCGTTGCGGGAGCTATCACCACGCACATCAAAAACCACACTCTGCCGATGATTGAAAACGAAGGCCTCCGCAACCTCGCGGATGGAATCTTCACCGCAGTCGAAATTGGATGCACCATCGCAGGAATGTGCGGGGCCTAAAAGGCCCTTTTACTTTTGTTTTTATTAAGGCTCTTCTTCTTGATCCTCTTCTTCAGGGTTTTCATCAACCTTAAGTAACATAGATAACGATTGATTAAATATTGTTCTTAATTCATCATCACTAACAGTCCACAGTATATCATCTAATTCTTCTACATAGGCATAACTATTTTCTAACTCTTGCCCGCTAGCTCCATGACTCTTATAAGTAGTGTGAGGTACTAAAACAAACTTACCATCTAAACAATTCAGTTCATATTCATCTATTTGATATGCATTAAACCCAATATTAGATAATAAAATAGTAAGCAAAGTAGTAGTTCCTTTTAATCTAATGTTTCTATAGATATGTTGGGCTAAATCTACTTTAACCTGATTCTCAAATATTCTATGTATCATAAACCCATATGAATCTAAGAAGTCATTTATTATTGTGGTTTCTTGCTGAGCAATATCTGTAATATACAATCTACCAGTTATGATTGCATCAAATATAGAGAACAATGTTATTAATAAGTTTATAAACTCTTCATATCTATTATCTTCTGAATTAGAATAAACATCTTGCTGGATTACTCTTCTAAAATAAGGTTCAATCTTATTTCTAGATTCCATATATCTTGACTTAATTACTGGATCATTAAGCTTAGTAAAATCTAGATCCTTAGATGCTGTTATAAGCTGTTTAAATAACTTAATTGGAACTCTTCTAGATAAGAATTGTTTTTCTACTTGATGTATAGTCTGACTACATATATTTTCAGGTATATCCATTACTCTAACACCACCTTACTATTCTCTATATCTAACAATTCTTTATTGATTTGGCAATACTCTACCATAGCTTCAAATAAGTTAGTACTAATCATATGTTCAGGATATACCATAGTATTATCTGTAAAGTTAAATTGAGCTATTTCATCTGCTAACTTGCATATTGCGCTATCAGGATGCTTTTTTATAAATGTCTTATAATACTTATTTCCTTTAGCACATTTCTGTAAGTATTCTGTGGCAGCATTAAAATCATCTTTATCTTTACCATAAAAGTAAGTAGATACTGGAGCACCTGCTTTTCCAATTAAAGCTTCATTATATCCAGACCATAAGTTTACTTTAGGGTTAAGAACATTATCTTTAGCAGTGGTATATGCTTTATCTAATAAATCTGCTTTAGTATCAAAATTACTTATCATAGTCCATAATGTAAAGATACTATTAGTAGGTATCTCTACATCAAAACCTTCATTTAAGAGTATCTTTAATGGAGGCGATATCTTATCATGAGTAGCAACTATAGTTTCTAATTGAGGAAATGCTACATTACCAATAAAGTGATAACCAATATTATCGTGATAATTGTCATCATTATTTAAGAAGTCTATTACTTCATTAAGCCTAACTATATTTCTTTCATAGTTATTAGCATTAGATAAACTATATATTCTTTTTGTAAACTCATCATACATATACTCTTGATCTAAAACATTTTCTTTTTCAAAGTTATAATTGAACATCTCTTGCTTTAATTCACATTGATTATAAGTAGTATCAAATGTACCAGATTTACTCACATTAGATACTACCCAAGTACTATAGTCATTAGAGATTTTAAAAATAACTCTATCACCAGGATGCGGATTTAAACCACAAACTGTATCTATAACTATACTAGTTCTTTGATCCATAAAGTTAAGACCTTGCTCTGAACTATTTAATGGATGTGGTGTAGCATTCTGACCAAATAATACTGCTAAATGATGTATCTTACTATATTTTAATCCAGTAAGTTTACCATCACTTCTATAAGTACTCATATAGTTCTGATCATAAACTGATTCATCTTTATCTAAATGATAATATGTACACTCTATTACTATATGTTCTTTAGCATACTGTTCGTATACTAACTTCTTATATTCCTCAATATAGTCTCTTCGTCTAATAATTACTTGATGATTAGGCATCATCATCACCCCTATCAATATTCCGTTTAATTCCTTCTATAGGAAGAGTATTACTTCTTTCTATTAGCTTAATTTTTTTATATGATCCACCAGCATACATTCTTTCGTTATTTAAATGTCTTATATCAAAATATCCGGAAGATCTTCTTGCAAATATACAACCTTCACCTTTATCACATCTTACTTTATCAAACATTCTATATCCTAAAACATATTTAGGAAGTTGTCTAATCTTTCTTGTACCACCCTTTCTTATAGCATCTTGATGTATTCTTCGATTATGTCTTCTTATTACAATAGCTATATATAATACATTAGATTCTTTTGCTAAAGGATTATTTGATATACATCTAGCATCAACGCAATGATCTTTTGGCAAATTATTACTTATACGTACTGCTTTTGTTATATATCCAAAAGTTTCTTTAACATTTTTATATTTGTTTTTAAGAAGATTATATAATCTAGATTTTAATATTGACATAAATGCTGCATCTCTTAATGGTCTTTTTCTTTTAAAATTTGTAGTTATCTCTCCAGAATGTAACTTATGATGGCAAGTTTTACATAAAGTAATTAAGTTAGTAGGAGAATTACCACCAACTCTCCTAGATTCAATATGATGCACATTTAACACCGGATCTTTACTTTTTCCATGGCAAATTTGGCATTCATGGTTATCCCTAGATAACACATATTCTCTTACATTTAAAAAACCCAATTGAGGGCCTTTTGTATATTCGTCACCAATTATATCTGGATTCACTATTTTTTGCATATCAAATGCAGAAGTTTCAATTATAATATTATTAATAGGAAGTATTTGATGCACTCTATCTATAACTTTAATATGATAAAATATTTTAGCTTTAATGGCTGGAGAAAGCCATCCTTTTTGCTTGGAATTACTTCTATTAAGCGTTCTTCGTTTCCTATATCTAGTTGTTCTACTTCTTCTACCATGTCTATGCTGACTCCTAACAGACAATAATTTAACTATATCGTTTCTAATAGTTACTTCTTCTGCAAACAGCTCTTGCTTATTAGTAGTTGCAGATAATCCAATTACTTTACTTCCAGTATCTACACCTAAACTAACATTCTGTTTATAGGTGTGGGAAGTATATTGTAATTGAATTGTAAATGGCGTTCTACGGACAACCTTTGCCTTACCAGACTCAAGAAGTAACCTTACTTTTCTGTGGTTACTAGTTGGCATAAGTGGTTGCCCTGTTTTGCTTAATACATAAACCATAAGGTTACCTCCTTACTACATAAAATTTAGTCACTAACAAAAGAAGTGACTCTCTACAAAAGTAGAGTTAGGTGCCCTTACCCAATGTTATTTGAAGGTTTTATATGCTAATAACACTGTCCCTACCTTTCAGAACCGTTTAATCATTAGCCGCAGAGCTGTAAATTAGGACAAACGTTCGCAGGTGCCTATCTTTTCTTCAATAACGTAGTTTCCTGGTAAAACCAGACTTAGGGTAGTCAATAAGAAGCATGGCTTCATACAATAATGTATAAGGTTATTGACACAATGGTCTGATGCTGTATATAAAAAAATTATTCTTCACTATAAAGCTTTTGTGCAACATAGTTGCCTACTGAATCAGCATATAATTCTTCTTTGTATTCATCAGAACCTTTCTTGAATGTGTTAACATATCTAGTTCTAGCCATAGGTATACCTTTTTCTCTTAAAGTAAATAACTTGTTATGCAAACATTCATGTGCTAATTCATGTGCAATAACTTGTGCTACAAATCTTTCTTTATTAAACTCATCCATATGCTGAGTTTCTAAAGTAACTTGATTAGGTCTAATATAGATTATATGTTTTTCAGTCCAATCTCCAGCACCTTTCTTTGGTACATTAGTATCAGCATCAGTCTTAATAGTGCCATCTTCATTGTAACATTTAGTTGTAAACTTTAACTTCATATAGTCTAAATTAGTGTCTAACTCTTCTTTATAAAATCTTTTAACTTTTCTAAATGCCCTCTTAATCCAATCTACATTGCTGAAAGCACTGTTTTCTAATAAAGGAACTAATCTATATTTCAAAGGATTCACCTCTTTTCT